ACCGAATACGAATATCTCTTTCATTAGTTACCCTTTTGGATTTTCTATAAAGTAGTTATACATAGCCTGTACTAGCTTCTCTTTAATAACCTCACCATGACATGGTTTCGGATAACAGAAGCACTGTAAGGCCAACCCTTTCTCATCAATGGCTTTATTACCTAGACGATTAAGTTCATCCAGTACAACTGGATTACCTTTATCAATCTGCTCTTGTAACCAGACTTTATACTTAGCAATTACTTGCTCTCTGGTTCCATGCTTACCAATGACGAATGGATTGCCTAATGGTGAACCACGCCCAATATACTCACCGGATTCACCGTGATGTTTATTAACAATAATAATTGGACGTGCAGATACACCCAGCAAAGCATTGGTGTTATCACCCAATGTGTTAGTGATTATCCCTTTCATATTATTTACCTTGAATTACTAAATGGGATTCATATAGGTCAACTTGTGCAGCATCCCTTACAGGGATTATTTCATCTGTTTTGCATATACGCATAGCAGAGCAGCCCACTTTCATCCATAAGTAGGTATCAACGTCTTCATTCTTGAAACGGAATACATCACCATTTGACAGGTCTTGAAATTGGAGCACAGGCAGGGGTTTCTTATTAATTACTTTAACTTTCATTTGATTAATCCTTTGGTTTAATTACTTGGAAAGCATATACAGGACGTTTACTACGCCATTGGTTCATAGCAAGTTCACTGGCAGGAGAGCCATCATGTAAGTCATATATGAATGTAATCATATACTCTGGTTCCTCTGGGAAGTTCTCTGTAGAGAACGGTAGACCAGCTTCCTTTAATACAGGAACCAGTGGTGATTCTGGTTCACAGTAAATAGTGAACTCCTCATTAAATGCTTTACTAGTCTGAGATACATAATCAATATTACGCATCATCTTATCGACGTCAGTAAATGTATTATCATGTACTACTACAATGTTATTCATACTTTCCTCAGAGTACCGTAGATTAAATCTTTAGTGGGTTTAAAGCGGGTCATAACGCCTATATCTTCTTGCTTACCTTTCTTACTAACCCATATTCCTTGGTCAGTTAGTTTAGGTTTATGACTGAATCCAATTAAGGTTGAACTCTTAGTAAATACATTTGGAAGCAAAGCAATGTAATTAACCCATAAAGGGACATCGATAGTGCTCCCCATATATTCAACTATCTTATGAGTAGGATAGGTAATAATCATTTAGTACCTCACTACATAAACAGGTTTACCCAGTTTCTTCATAATATCAATCATGTGCTTGGTTCCTTTGGAATTACCATCCCAGAAGCATACAGCAGCATCTGCAAATTCACCCATTTCCTGGTTACGTTTATAACCAGCAGACTTTCCATGCTTATTCCAGTTTGCTGGGAAATTATGAATAGGCATTCTGTTATTAGCCCATAGGCTATATGCAAGCATATCTGCTCCACGAGCCATACCACATACAAGTTCAGGTGAATCAGTTATTTCACCTGATTCTACTAGCTTTTGTAATTCAGCAATCATACGATTGGTGTCAGTGAAGTCACGCCCACCAGCTACAATCAGTTTCATTTCTGATATCCCTGTATATAGTTAATACGGCGAATACGCTGAGTAGATGCCTTAACAGCCATCTGTTGGTTCTCTTCTTTATGCTGATTATTTAACAACTTATTCCATTCTTCATGGTTCCGTTGTTTCTGTAATATACGACTACAACGCTTATGATTGGCAACTCCACGTCCTTTCTTACAGACTGGGCATATACCATAATCGCTTGTGTACATCATTATTAGTTACTCCTTAGTAAACATATTCTAATGCTGGTTTACCAGCAGTGGCTGTAATAGTTACTTTACTATCTACTAGGTACATCTGGTTCTTGATACGAACCGTATCAATTGAGAAGTTACTGAAAGGTTTTGAATACACCTTTCTTACAATAGTCTTGTTAGTCTCTTTAAGTTTCATCCAGGCATAACCTTTGTCATTAACAAAGATTTCACTACCTACGATGACTGAGCTAAGCATTTCCACTTAGTACCTCCATTAATATTTTACGAATAACGTTAACATCAGATTCAGTACCAATTAAACCAACAGGTTTCTTAGTACCATCAGTGACAAAGGATGCAATCCTTTCCATCTCTGCTGTAATTAGTTTGTCACCACTAATAAGACGATTACGAAGGTAAGCCTCATAAGCTACCTCTATATCCTCTACTGTGGTTCTTTCATTACGAGTGAATGGATTACTTAATGGGAAGGGTAAATGTACCCGTATATTCCTGTCAGCTACTTTAGCTAAGTGAGGAAGTATACATACTATTTCATTCAAGATTCTTTCTCCTATTTAAATACATATCTAACTATTCAAGAATAAAAAATAGGAGCCTCCTATTGGAGGACTCCTTACAGCTTAGGCATATAATTTGATAATTCTTACACCTAGTTCCAGTACAAACCAGATTGTATAGCCTATGGTTACACCAACTACTGTGTTGCTTAGTAACCCCCATATGCCCTGCATAAAGTGCTTTTGTTGATAGTGTAGACTGTTGCTTATATTTACACGGTGTTTACTTAACCAACTAGTTACATACCATAATGCTACTAAGATAATAATTTCCATTAATTATTTCCTAAGATTGGGTGATTGAAAGTAGTAATACGAGGTTGGTCATCGTTAATCTTCATCTTGGTTCCAGCAGGATTAATCTGACCAGGATGATCGACAACCATAACTCGTTTCTCTTTCATTTTCTGTACGTCAGCTTTGGTTCCCATGATTAATGACTTACGCATGTTTAGTACTCCACATAAAGTTAAAAGGTTTATTGTTACGTACAATTCTTACAGCCATTTGATAGCCATTGAGTTGTACAACACCATAGTGTCTTTTCTGTACTCCAGTGTGATATCTACGGAAGATACATTCTTCAATGGCATCCTCAATGTTAGTGAATATCACTGGTTCCTCTTCGCAAACTCTTCTGCTTGCTGCTTGTAGTACTGAGTCATTGCCTTCTTGTGTTTAACACTGGCAATGAGACACTCGATAGTAACGAATGGTAGTTTAGCAATAAGCAACCATTTATGACGTAACTTCCAGCCTAGAAAGTAGAAGATTACACAGAAAGCGATGAAGTCTAACATGGTTAATTCCTCTTCTAAGATAGCTCTATTGGAATAGCTTTACTTTCTAGGGACTCTTCGCCGAAAACCCCTGAAAAGTTAAACTTAGTTTATCGCATAGTTAAAATAAAAGGACTCCCCGAAGGGAGTCCAGTTGTTGATTAGAAAGTCAGTTTACGAGCATATTTATTCTCGTCTGCTGGGATGTCAGCAGCCTCTGCTTTCACACGACGAAGTTGAACTTGCAGGTTAATGATACCTTCTTCACCTGGTTCCAGGTTCTGAGCATATTGGATTAACTGTTCCAGCAAGTCATTCTGTGCACAACGCATAGCACGGAAGTCAGCATTGCTGCTATTAGTAGGCAGTGGTTCCTGAGTATCCAGTGGAATACCAGTAGGCAGAGAGATGAATTTCTCATCTTCAGAGCCTTCATTAGCAACGTAGCCAATGTTCAGCCAGAACTGAGCTTTAGGTTTATCAGCTTTAGCAGTAGAAGTAGCAGCAGCGTTAGATTGACCGAAAGTGAATTTTTGAATAGACATTTTGTACTCTCCAGATAAATGATTGTTTGATTTATGGGTTTGTCCGTCGGTGACTAAACCCAAGAAAAGACTTAAGATTTCAATGATTAGTGGATGCATTTACATCCTTTAGACGCGGAGCGTCGTTACCTTACAGGCAACGCCTGCGGTCAGGTTTTTAAGACAAGCGTTTAAGCAGTTCTGCCTTAGCAGATTCATACTCTTCAGTAGCTTTAGAGTGGTCAATATCTGACTCACCATACTCAAGGATGTCCCTTTCATACGTTGCAATAACATCTACTGCAACAGCAAAGCGTTCCAGTAGTTCTTCCTTATCTGGTTCTCCCTCACAGGATTCCCATTGCCATATATGACCTGTTAGCGGAATTGTTTCTCCTTTCTTAAAGTAAGGATTATTGCCACCATCTTTGACAGTAGAATCTTTAGTAAGACGGATACGTTCTCCTTCTAATTCTCCTACGATAATTGTTCCAACAGGAACAGCTTCAGAACCTTTGATACAACGGAATTTAGTCATAGTTTTTTATCTCCTAAAGTAGATAAATATCTACTTTTGAATATCTATCTAATGTTTATAAAAGGAGACTCCGAAGAGCCTCCTATTGATTTAGTCTTTAGTCAGGATGTCGATTACTTTTGAATATTCTGCGTTATAGATACGAGCGTTCTCAGAATCTTTGCAGAATTCCTCGATACTTTTCTTACGCAGAGTCTCGTTCATAGCTGTTTCTTCAGCTAATTTGTTTACGAATGTATGCATTTCTAATTTAGTACGGATGGCTTGTTTCTCTGCCATAGTAGATACATATGAGTTAAGCATACCTACTGCTTTAGTAGCAGTACCAAATGTATCTGCAACAGTAGTAGCAGCAGAGTTAACAGTACCCAGTAAAGTTCCTGCAGTCATACGTACAGTAGCGGTAGTAGTCATGATGATAGCTCCAATAGTTGATGATAGGACGACATGTCCATAACATGCGGAGCATGTGTAACGTGTAAGGTGGGGTAGGGTAGTGGCTACAGGGTCAACATACCGGGGGGCTAGTTGAGTGTAAGGGTGTAGCCTCAGCCACAACACTGTAGCCATACATAACTATCACAATTTTGACATGCAAAAATATTATAGGCACTATCTCTATAAGCAGATAACTTTGAGGTATTAACATGAAAGATGGATGGGGTAACTACAATCCTACAGACCCTGAGAACTGGTTACACTTTATTGCTTGTGCCTGTGCCATAGGATTCGTGGGTATTGTACTCTTGTCACTGGTTCTACCTTATCTATAAATACTATGGGGATAACTATCTATCCCCTATTCATCGTAGCGTTTAATACTTAAAACCTCATATAGCTTACCATTTACAAGCAATGGTCCACCCACTTCTATAAAAGCTAGGCTGTGTACTATTACTGGTTCAGGTAAACCCTTAACTGTTACATACCACATGTTAATCCTTATAAGCAGTTAAATAGGAGGGAGCATATACCAAATGTGGAAAGTGAAGGGAATCACTCGTGGTGAAGGTAAGAGTGTACTTATCCGTATTCACATGCAATGGTGAGTACAAGGAGGAAGACCATGGTAGTACCTTTCCTGGTTCTTGTACTTTTACGATAATCTTCATACCTAGTATTAGGGCTAATCCTTTAACTTCATGTAGAGTCTGTTCATCCGGTACTAGGATAATAGGAGTGAGCCTACTTGGTACAAGATCTTGTAAGGTTGTATGTCTGGTGGGATTAGTTCCACCAGCATAACCTATCTTAGTAAGTTTCATTTAATATCCTTAAGTGCCTGTTCAAGAATGCTATCCATGTAGTAACAGTATGCTTCGCTATTACTACTGTTTATAGGCATACCAATATAATCAAATACCCATAAGCAGAAGTGGTTTACTTCATGGATAAGTGTTGGTAAGGGTTCTGAAAAGATTCCCATAAGAACCTTATTACCGGAGTAAGAGGTGAAGCCCTTACAACCATCTATATCCGGTTCATACCCTTTAAGTTTCCTGTACTTCTTAATGAAGATATCCCGATCGAATACTACCTCTAACTGTACTGGGTAGGGAGATGTGTTTAGTTTCATAGGGATACCTTTGGGTAAATGGTGCGTACTCTTTTAAAATCTTTATTAGGTCTACCATCTATAGTAAGTCCAATGAACCCTTCTTCTATCCTTGGTTCAAAGAACAAGAATGCAGATTCACCAGCAGGTATCTTTATGGATTCCCCTGGATTAAGAATGGTTAACTTAGCTGGACTATTAAGTAGAAGAATGGAACCACGAGTACTATCTGCTAACTCGCCCGGTAGCATAAGCATGTGACAGTCTTGTGGGAGTAACCACTTAATGGCTTTAGTGGCATCCCCAGAGTAAAAAGAAACTTCATCCGTATATTGATGGAGGTACAGTACTCTATTCATAGGGTACACTCGTCGCTAGATAAATATGAGGTAGAAGGATACAGAGTAATAAGTCTACCAGTTAGGGTAGTATCTACCATAGGTTCATAGTTGGAGTATATGTATACAACAACATTCTCTGGAACTTCTATGGAAGTATCTATCTTAATAAAGGTAATAGGTACACCTAACATGAGACAGGTTCCTATGAACTCATCCGCTTTTTCGCATTGTTCGTAGTACATGGTCATAGGAGTGTTTATTCGCATCCAATGGGATTTACCTACCCCCAGATTAAGGGGACTGGTACTACAATAACTCAAACCATAGAAGTGCATAACTTACTTCCTTACATAGTAGTAACGGTATTCCTCATCCTCATGCCTACAATCCCATTGGTAGTCATCGGATATCATCATGAAAGGTAAAGCGTCATACGCACTACTATCGGTATACACTGAGGGAGGAATGATACATATAACTTTACGGTCGTTACCTGCTAAGAATAGCTGACCCCTTACTTCATGGTAGTCCTCTAGGGTAGGAACCAGGATTACATGCTGAGGGTTGCTATCTATGACTTCTTCTAAGGTGAAGTCCGTTGTGTATAAGAATTCCCCTTTAACAAAACTGGGAGCGGTTAGTATGAATTTCATGATTGATTTTCCTTCCTTTAGGAATAGGTCTGAAGTAAATGGAAAGTGTTTTATTAAAGAGGTTGTGTTCAACAATCATTTCCCAGCCAGGTACTTTATAGAACCTGACTCCTGGGAAGAATGTTTCGAAGTCTGCATACTCAGTAAGGTCATACACAACTGGTTCAGTAAGTATACGTGTATTGATTTGTAGGTTACTTAAGAAAAATGAACCAACTATTTCATGGGATTCTTCGCAGTCTGGTAGGAATACTACTTGTTTAGATAGGAACTTACTTACCATCTCTGGTTCTCCTAGATAGTAGGGTTCCTGCTTACGAAGTACTCCGGTAATATCAATATCAAAAGCGTAGATGCTCATATTTGCATACCTCCTGAAAAAGAAATGGGGTAGAGCCTCTCGACTCTACCCCTTACCGTTTTCAATCACGGGTCAGTTCATCCCCCTAGGTACTTATGTACCGTTAGACCTACGGAGTAGGAAAGGAGCCGGGGAACCCTGACTGTAGAAGTTATTAACTCTTTACGAGTACCGCCACTGTCTACTAGGCGGTATGACTAATCACATCGTCACCGTCATCCGAACGCTTTCTTTGCTTCGTTTGATGGAGACACTATGAGGTAATTTTGTGAAGAACGCAAGAGATGAAACAGACTTTTCTAAAGAGTAAGTTTCTTGTGGTTCTAAGATGGTAACACCGGGACGATTCTCTAATAACATCATTCCAGATAACTCATGGAATGTATCCCAGTCATGGGTAACAACTATGTCACCCTTCATGAAGCCAGCCTTGGTGTGGCTTACTTCAAAGTATTTATCTTCGGAGTCTTGGACTCTCATATAGATTCTCAAGGTAGTACTCCTTGGGGAATAGGGTCATCGGAACATTACATACTATTTAGTATCATGAACTTTTTCTATATCATGACTAAAGTGTAACTGTGTGATAGAGTTTCTTCAAGGGGTATCTCACCCCAAGAAAAGAATCTTCGTTAATAGACATAACTTTGTAGAGAGATATGTATGAGTGAGCTAACTAAGCAGCAAATCATTAATGCCTTACCTGCTAACTTCAAGAACAGTGTGAGCCAAGAGTTGGTAGACACGATTAACAACATAACCCAAGACCAACTGGTTGCTGAAGCATTCCGTGAAAACTTCATCTCTTACTCTGGTGTTATGAAAGAGGGTAAGTTTAAGACACAGGACTACATGAATGCAGTTCAGTATGTGACTTACAAACACATGGGCTATTCAAATAAGGAAGCCTACTTCAAAACATTTCCTAACCGACAAGCAGAACTCATAGCACGAGGAACCAGTGAGAAAGATATTAGTGCTTATGTATCTGCTTATCACAGGGGTAAGTTAGTTAACCTCATCATGGAACAAAGTTTGGTTCCAGTGTGGATTGTGAACCAGGATAATTATCAGAAGGCAATCAATGTTCAGGTTGAACTGATGACTACAGCAGTAAGTGAGAAAGTAAGATGTGATGCAGCTAACTCTATCCTTACTCATTTAGCTAAACCGAAAGACCAGGTAACGAATATCAATCTGGACTTGAGAGAGAACTCCGGGTTGACTGACCTCAAGGCAACACTTGCTGCATTAGCTGAACAGCAAATTAATGCAATCAACAGTGGTGTACCTACTAAAGAGATTGCTGGTTCTAAACTAGTACGTGCAGATGAGGACATTACAGATGTCTGAGTTAATTAAACAGGAACTAGATGAATGGTTAGACCAGGTGGATTACTCCCACCTTAATTCATCTAACTATGTTCCTAGTCAGTTTGCTCTTACCTTTGCCAACTTTATTAAGTTGGTTAATGGCAAAGAAGGCGAATCCAACAAAACACCTCCAGTTCACCTGAAGATGTTGGATAAGATGATTACCCCGAACCAGTATGTAGTTAATCTGTGTTTCCGTGGTGCAGGTAAGACTGCTGTGTTCATGGAATACTTTACTTTATTCTTGGCAATGTTTGGGCACTTACCAAGTTTAGGTAAGGTAGAGGGAATGATTTATGTATCTGACTCAATGGATAACGGTGCTAAGTCTGCACGTAAGAACATTGAGTTCCGTTACAAGAACAGTGAGTTCCTCCAACAATGGATACCTGAAGCTACTTTTACGGATAATCTGTTAGAGTTCCGTAATGCAGAAGGGCATCGACTAGGTGTTAAGTTGTTTGGTGCTAAGACAGGTCTTCGTGGTACGAAGATATATGGTAAACGTCCAACACTTTGTGTACTGGATGACCTGATTAGTGATGGCGATGCTAACTCTAAGACAAGCATGGAAGCTATTAAGGATACTGTCTATAAAGGTGTTAACCATGCTCTTGACCCAACACGTCGTAAAGTAATCTTCAATGGTACTCCCTTTAATAAGGAAGACATCATCATTGAAGCGGTTGAGTCCGGTGCATGGGATGTCAACGTATGGCCTGTGTGTGAGAAGTTTCCTTGTAGTAGAGAAGAGTTTCAGGGTGCATGGGATGACCGTTTCTCATATGACTACATCAAAGCCCAATACGATATGGCAGTTAAGACTGGTAAACTGGCTGGTTTCTACCAGGAACTTATGCTTCGTATTAGTTCTGAAGATGAACGTCTTGTTCAGGATAGTGAGATTAAATGGTATAGCAGGCAGCAACTGTTAAGGATGAAGTCCTGCTACAACTATTACATTACAACCGACTTTGCTACTTCGGAGAAACAGACCAGTGACTATAGTGTCATATCAGTTTGGGCTTATAGTTCTAATGGAGATTGGTTCTGGGTTGACGGTGTGGCTAATCGCCAGCTTATGGATAAAAACTTCGATGACTTGTTCCGTCTGGTTCAGGAATATCAACCACAAAACGTTGGTGTTGAAACTACAGGACAGCAGGGTGGATTCATCTCACTCCTTCAGAAAGAAATGATTAACCGAAATGTCTTCTTTAACTTTGCATCCTCTGAGGGTGGTAAGCCAGGCATCCGTCCTGTAACCTCTAAACTGTCGCGTTTTAACCTGGTAGTTCCATGGTTCAAAACTGGTAAGATGTACTTCCCGGAAGAGTTGAGAGATACAACTATTATGGGTCTGTTCATGGGCCAGATTAAACTAGCTACCATTAATGGGATTAAAGGTAAGGATGACTGTATTGATACTATCTCCATGCTGGGTTATCTCAATCCTTGGAAACCACAAGCAGGTATGACTCTGGTGGATAACAAGGGTGACCCGATGTGGGATGAGGAAGAAGAAGATAGTGTTAACCCACTACGTTCATACATTGTGTGAGGAACCATGCAGAAATTATCGGAAGTATACCGTGGCTTGGCACTAAGTACCTTGAAGGGTACTGGTTCAGTCACGGATGACAGGCTGGGTATTGAACCAGATAGTAAGCCGGAGATATTAGCAGCTATTAATGAAGGGCTGGTACGACTTCATAGTCGTTTCCCTCTTAAGACAAATAGCTGCATTGTGGAGATGAAGGAAGGGCGTACTGATTACCCTCTTCAATCCAAATATGCTTACTCCAAATTTATTAAGCCTACCCTTGAGGTTCAATATCCGTACATCATGGATGGGTTCATGAAGCCTTTCCAGGATGATGTTATTAAAATCTTAAATGTGTTTGATAACTCTGGGAATCGACGTAGACTGAACGACGACTCAGATCCCCATGCTATTTTCACCCCACGGCCTGATACTATTCAGTGTATGCGACCTCGACACTTTGAGGCACTTAACGTAACGTATCAAGCTAAGCACCCAGTACTTACGGGTGATGAAGAACAGGAAGTTGATTTAGCTGATACGCTAATGACGGCACTTCATAACTGGGTGGGTTATCGTTACCACACTGGTTTGAATACTCCTGAAGCTAATGCTAAAGCAGCAGAGTATCTGCAAACGTATGAAAGCATCTGTGGTGAGGTTGTTGATTACGACCTGGCTAATGGAAGTATTTCAATTACCGAAACTAAATTTGAACAACGAGGATGGCGATGAACGCACATACCCCCTTTGATGCAAATCAGGATTGGACCAATCCTTACTGCCAGAACAGTTCCAACGACCCAATGGTAGATGCACTACTTGGTAATGCTTACCACGTGGTTCGTACTGTCTACTGTAACTTGGGTAATCTGAAACTTATCTATGACTTCCTGAACCAGTATGGAATGGTTCTTGGTGTACAGTCTGAAGCAGAACTTAAGGCTTTAACTACTAAGGCTACCTTTGCTCGTATCTACGATAAGACTCCTGCTGGTGACCGTCGTGTTACTGACTACCTGTATGTAGAAGGTGATCGTACCGGTATCCTACCAGACGATACTACTGCAACTGGTTCATGGGTTAAGGTAGCTACTACCGGTTTGGATAATGGTGGTGATAAATCTAACGATGGTGGATATATCCCCTGGATTTATAACTCTGGTTCAGCCAATGGGGGTGAAACTACTATTCGTATTCCGGATGAAACGGCAGGTGCACCATTCATGATTGTTAATGGTGATTGGCAGACTGAAGGATATGACTTTGAATATGACCCAGTGGCTTTTGAGGTTAGCTTCACTACTCCTCTAGAACCAGGTGACTTTGTAGTAGTAATGCGTACTGGTGTTCCTGCAACCCCGGATAATCCTAATGTTTCTGATTGGGTAACTATTAACTGGTTATACAATCATGGTGCTGCTATAGGCGGAGAACAGGTAATTGATATTCCCTATACCTTCCAGTCTGTGCCTGCTGTGTACAAGAATGGACTACGTTTCTACAAAGGGTTAACTAATAACTCCTATACGATTGACTCAGACAACAACCGAATCATTCTTACCGAACCATTGGCAACCAATGACCGTTTAATTGTTCAATTAGGTGGGGAAGCTGATGTATTAGAAGTGGTAGATCATACTGTTCAGGAAGTGGCTCGTGCTACTAACGTTAAAGATTCTGAGGTAATTCTTAGTACGGATACTACTCAGGTACTTAATGGTAAGAAAGTTATCTTCTCAGTTAATGAGCAGAAGTCTTATGGCCTTCCTTCATTACCTACTAACGTTTATATCCAGTCCGTAGTTAATGGCAAGCTGACATATAACCCAGGTTCGGTGGTAGTAGATTTACTACCTGTACCATCTGACATCCGTGACTCACTGGATACATATAAAGCAGATGTTAATAGTGAAACTGGAAGTGGTCTAATTGGAACTAAGATCTCCCTTCCAGGAACTATTCGCAGAGCATTAAAAGATAAACTGGAAGATAGCGTTAGTGTTAAGGATTTCGGTGCGGTTGGTGATGGTGTAGCTGACGATACTGCCGCGTTTCAGGCAGCAATAGATTCTAAAAAAAGTTTATACGTACCTGATGGCATCTATCTTATAAGTTCTACTTTAACCGTAACTGCTGCTGATAGTCTATGTATCGCTGGTAATAATTTTGGGCACGTTAATGACCAAACAACAGGTTCAGTAATTAAGTTTACCGGGTCAGCATCACCTGCCATTCGGGTACAAGGTGGCGCGATAGGAGCTAAGATTTCTGGGCTTTTCCTGGATATTCAGGACTCATCGTCTGATGGTTTTGATTTAGGTGGGGCTTGGTATCTAAAACTTCAAGATTGCGTTGTCAGAAACGCTCGGTACGGTGTTTATTTACATTATGATACCCCAGACTATTTTTCCGGTGTGGTTGAGCTAACTTCGTGCTATTTCTCTAAATGTGCAAATGGCGTAAAAACGTCAAAGGTAGATATCAACGTAGTTAAAGTTGATAATTGTACTTTCTTTGACGGCGTCAACGGGGTTCTTATCGGCGACTCAGGTGTTGCGAGTAGTGTACGAAATTTCATAGTCAGAGACTCTCTATTCGAAGCGAACACAGGTTATGACGTAGGCGTCGTCGCTGGGGGTGCGCAGCAGTTACTGGTAGATGGTAACTATTTCGAAGAGAATACCGCTTCCTCTTTAGCGAGGGTATATGTTGCAGATGATTCTCACTCACCGCGTTCTTCCTCGGTTTCTATAACTAACAACACGTTTAGCAAAGATACGACAGGCGATCTTATTTTTCTGTCCGGTATTTCCAGTGTTCTTGTTAAACAAAACTGGTCAGCGTTTGGGGGTATAGGTTTTGTACGAGCAATTAATATTGATAATTATGAGATAGATAGATGCTCCACCGTATCTGGAGCAACAGCCTGTAATGTTGTTATAGACAACATCTTACAAGTACCGGACACATCTGTTAATAAGATTTCTATTAACAAGGCCCAAGAATACTCGTTTGTTGGGACTACTGCCGTAAAAAGGTCTAGTGCATGTACACGGGCTATGATTCAATTTAATGGAATTTCTGGGTCGTTAGTGTATGCAGACGGGGCAACGGTATCTAAAACCGGTACCGGTAAATATACCATCAACCTACTCAATGCTTTACCATCCTCCGCGTACGCTGTTTTATGCAGTGTTGGTAATACCACAGGTGGGGGGAAGTTAGTAATTAATGTAGTAAGTACGTCCGCAGATTCTTTTGACCTTGAAGTTTTCGACCTTTCAGGGGCTTACCAGGATTCTGGATACATATCTGCCGCAGTTATTATGTAAATAATACTCACTCCAGATATCCATCATATAAAAACAACCCCTCTTCTGAGGGGTTTCCTAGAAAAACAAAGAGGTTTATATGAACGAAATGTTCTCACAAGGTGGTAAAGGTTCAACTGGAATCCTAACCAATAAACAAGCAGTAGCCCGTCTCTTTGGGGTTAAACAATCCGAGGTTGTTTACTTCTCAGTAGGTGCTGTACTAAGTGGTTACAAAGTCATCTACGACAGAGAGTCACAGCGTGCTTATTCCTTACCTGCTGACATTGATTCAGGGGTTACTGCTGTAAGTCTTAGTCCTGCTGGGGTATTAATTCACTCTGCAGGTAATGTGGACTTAGGTGCACTAGCAGTTACCCGTGAAGAGTATGTAACCCTACCTGGCTCATTTACTACAGGCGTTACTGTTAATAGTAAAAATGAACTTGTTGTGAGTGTTGGTGTTAAATACCGTTGGGATGGTTCTCTACCTAAAGTAGTTCCTCCCGATTCTACTCCATTAAGCACTGGGGGCGTTGGTCCGGGGGCATGGATAGTAGAAGGTGTTGCTGGGTTAGAGCAACGTTTGGCTTCCTGGGAAGGCTCTTCTATTATTGACTCAGGTAACCTGTCCCTTTACAAAAAGAGCGGTGTATTTGGTGATGGTGGGGAAGTAACTGATAAGCAGCAGGTTATTAAGCATACAGATGGATTTTGGTACAAGTATACTGGAATCCTGCCCGTTAGCTATGGCTCTGCCCCAGACTCTTCCTGGACTAATGTTGGTAAGCTAACTGGGTTTGATGAACACTCACCTGAGAACTTTGGGGCAATCCCGAACGATGCCAGCTTTGACTGTCTACCTGCTATAAAACTGGCCATAGCTACAGGTACATTAAACCTGGATGGTAATTCTACCTACCACGTAACTGATGAGGTTATCATACCCTCACATCTACGTGGGAATTTGAATGGGGCAACAATCAAGGCAATCGGTCCTACATGGCCTGTATTAAAATCTGTTGTTCGTGTTAGTAAATTTCCTATTGGAACCCCAACCGTTGATGTAGCTAATACTGAGAACCAGGTACGAGGGCTACGTTTAATTGGTAGTTTGAGCATAGACTGTGCAGATATTGCATCGTATGGTTTTTACGCACGACTAATGTGTGCAGAATCCGAGATGGGTAGTATCTATTCTTACAATGCTAATAAGTATGGCATTGTAATGTTCGCTTGTTGGTATTTTCAGATGGGCGTGCTTCATGCAAACAATTGTGCAAGGGGAATAGCTTTAGGTTACTCAACAGAAGGGGAGCAAGGCGATACTTACGTAAACGCAACATACTTCCCACACATTAGTGCATGGGGTACAGATAAGTCTACGGGGCTGGGTTATGACCCAATCACCGACGATGCAAGTAAGTACACAATAGGTGCTGGTATTATCCTGGGCCGTGGGTTGTCCACTAGTGTTGGTGTGCTGTGCTCTGAGAATACATCTGGTGCTGGTGTAGTAACAATGGACCCTGCTGCGTGGGACATTGGGGTTATGTACTGCGAGGGCAACAGTAAAGACTTCACTCAGGTGGGTGAACCGAAGGTATCATTGTTGTCATCTAAGGCTAACAGTGAGAGTCATTCTCTCACCATCTCTACACTTCACCTATCTGCTGGTTGTGGCATCTTAACCAGAAGTAAACAAGAACGGGTGTTGATCAGAAGTCTGTATCGTTTTGATAATTCAAAAACCTTCCACTCTTACTGCACAGAAGACACAGTAGAGGTTGGTAGTAGCAACTACTATGTACTTAATGGTCACAATTACAATGCTCCTGCTGCACTTATAAAAGCACCTATCAATGTGGACTTTGTGCGATCAGGGCTGACCTTGAGTGAGTGGACAACTACTGTTATTGGACACTTTGCCGGTAGCACCTCAGAACAACAGCTTTATGTTAAGCTACCTGCAAGCCCAAGTGGATTGGAATTACAGATAGCTAGTGAAGATGGTACGGAATACATCACTGTAACTGGTACAGATTTTAAAGTCTCTCTAACTAAGAAAAGACTGCCCAGTAAAGTGTATGAGATAAAGATTGGGGCTGTTTCAACAGTAGCTGTTACTGATTGCTCTATTTTAGTCAGAAGTAAAAAAGGAGACTGGTACTACTGGTAATAAATAAGGAAAGCCCCCAGCTCTGGGGGCTTTTTTGTTGTACCCCAAACAATCCTTTATGTAGACTGTTTCAGTCAATCCTGACTTAACTAACCTGAGAAATCCCCTATGGGAAATGAACCAGATAACGTAACTCTAGCCAGGCTCGAAGAGAGACTGAGAAACATTTTCGAAAACCAAACCCGTGAATCGAGGGAAAGGGAGAAAATGGAAGAGTCTATTAAAAAACTAAGTGAGTCTATGGGCGACCTTAGTACCCGGCTTAAACGGGTAGAGGAGAGCATCACTAAGTCTGAACCTACCATCGAAGAGTTCATCACCATTAAACATAAAGTTGCAGGTGCTGGAATTTTTGGTAAGTGGGTATGGGCTGGAGCAGGTGCAATTATTGGTGTATTGGCTGCTGCAAGACGGGAGATATTCGCATGGTTTGTAGGTTAAAAAGAAAAATAGGGCTAGTACCTAACTGGAAGAAGTCCTGGAAGTGGGCATCCGTTCAGATTAGTACATTCGGATTAATTCTATTTTCTGCTGTAGATATTATCCAACCAATGCTAACAGGATTACCTCGCCACATCCTTGAAGATATTCCACATGGTTCCAGTATTACAATCGCACTGTTTGCTTTAAACATTGTAGGCAGACTAATACGATTCCATCCAAAGGAAGATTCTCATGAAAGCTAAACAGAAACTTGCTGCAAAAGGTGGTGCAGTGGGAGGAGTTGTCGCTGCTATTCTGGGGGCAGTGTTCTATATGGAAGGAGGGTACGTAAACAATCCTCGTGACCCAGGTGGGGAAACTAATCATGGTATTACCCAATCAGTAGCTAAGTCTCACAAAGAAGTTCTGGCTACTGAATATGGTTGGGATGGTTCCATGAAGGGTTTATCGAAAGAGATGGCTGCTGAGATATACATTGATGACTACGTTCTTAAGCCTAACTTCGTAGCCTTCGCTGATATATCTCCTGCTGTAACACATAAACTGGTTGATGCTGGTGTTAATACCGGTGTAACCAGACCAGCTAAGTGGTTGCAGCAATCTCTTAATGAAATGTCCCGTGATGGCAAAGACTACCCTAAAATACAAGTTGATGGTAAAGTCGGTGCAGGTACTGTTAATGCATATAAAGCATTACAGAAAAAACGAGGCAAAGTTGCAGCATGTCAGGTAATGATTAAGTTGCTTGATGCTAAACAACTGAACCACTACACCTCATTGAACATGCCAGACTTTACGTATGGTTGGGTAGCTAACCGAATCGGCAATGTGCCACTGGAGGCATGTAATGAAGATGCTAATCTCTAAAGGTTGGCCTTATCTTCTGGTGGTGGTCCTCGGGGCCACCATTTACTTTTGGGGTAATTCCAATGGACAGTCTCTTGTTCAAAAGAAGTGGGATGCCCAAAAGGTTGAAGACCTGAAGGCAACGCAAAAATTACAGGACAAATACAATGCTCTCCAAAGAAACCATAGTTATGAAGTCGGGTTACTCACTTCCCGGTTGCAGACGGCTGAGAGTAATTACGCAAGCGAGCTTGCTCGCGTTAGCAGTGATTACGACAGCCGGATGCAACAGTCTGAAAGACGAGCATCGGTATATAAACGTCAAGCCGAAGCCGGAACCCTTGAGTGCAGAAGTCTTGCAAGCCATGCAGCCAGACTCGACAACAGTCTTGAAGAAGGCAGACGTTTGGTTGAAGAACTCCGGGCAACTGTTAGACTCCGTGACAACCAACTAGTTGAGTTGGGTAAACAAATTCAGGCTGACCGTAAACTTTTTGAATAGGATTAACTATGGAACACCAAGACACTTTTAAGCCTTTACCAGACCCGGCTCAATCAGAAAAGCTAACGGACTGGAAGAAGGAACCAAGTATCCAATTACTGAAAGGTGATTTGGAATCAGCTAAACCTGCTCATGATGCGATTATGGCACAGATTCGTGAGTGGAATGACCTGATGGAAGTTAAAGGTAAAGCTAAACCCCCAAAGGTTAAAGGACGCTCACAAGTCCAACCCAGACTGGTTCGCCGTCAGGCAGAGTGGCGATATGCTCCATTATCTGAGCCGTTCCTCTCGTCTAATAAACTTTTTAAAGTAACCCCTGTTACTTTTGAAGATGAGTTAGCTGCACGACAGAATGAATTAGTTCTTAACTACCAATTCCGTACTCAGCTTAATAAAGTGAAACTGATAGATGATTACGTACACAGTGTCGTAGATGATGGTACCGGTATTGCTCGCATTGGTTGGGAACGTAAGACTGTTAAGATTAAAACAGAAACACCAGTCTTCCAGTTATACCCAATTGAGAACCAGGAACAGGCAGATGTTCTTCAACAGGCTTTACAGCTTCAGGCAGAGAATCCTCGTGAATACGATGAAGCAATGCCGGAAGATATTAAAGAAGCTGTTAACTACTTCAATGAAACTGGGGAAGCTACCTATGCAATCCAGACGGGAGTTACTGAAGTAGAAGTAGAGAAGGCACTGGTTAACAGACCTACTGTTGAAATGCTTAACCCTAATAACGTAGTTATTGACCCAAGTTGTAATGGTGATTTGGATAAGGCTCTGTATGCAGTTATCTCCTTTGAGACATGCAAAGCAGACCTCATGAAGAACAAGGACCGTTATCACAACTTAGATAAGATTGACTGGGAAAGTTCCAGTCCTATGACTGACCCAGACCATGAAAGTAAAACTCCAAGTGATTTCCAATTTAAGGATGCACTTCGTAAGAAAGTAGTTGCTTATGAGTACTGGGGATTTTACGACATCAATGATGATGGTTCTCTGGAACCAATTGTTGCTACCTGGATTGGCTCTACTCTTATTCGTATGGAGAGGAACCCATTCCCGGATGGTAAGTTACCTTTAGTAGTTGTTCCCTACATGCCGCGTAAACGTGAACTCTTTGGGGAAGCTGATGCTGAACTATTAGGGGATAACCAAGCAATTCTTGGTGCAACTATGCGTGGGATGATTGACCTGTTAGGTCGAAGTGCAAATGGGCAGCGTGGTTATCCTAAAGGGATGTTGGATACTCTTAACCGACGTCGATATGACGATGGGCAGGACTATGAATATAACCCAATGCAGGGTAATCCTAGTCAGGCCATTATGGAGCACAAGTTCCCTGAATTACCTCAGTCGGCAATAGTAATGACTCAGATGCAAAACCAGGAAGCAGAAGCACTAACAGGTGTTAAAGCATTCTCAGGTGGTGTAACTGGTTCAGCTTATGGAGATGTGGCTGCTGGTATTCGTGGTGCACTCGATGCAGCATCCAAACGTGAGATGGCAATTCTTCGTCGATTAGCTAAGGGTATGGCAGACATTGGTACTAAGATTTGTGCAATGAATGCTGTGTTCTTATCTGAGAAGGAAGTAGTACGTATTACTAACGAGCAGTATGTAGAGATTAACCGTGAAGACCTTAAAGGTAACTTCGATATTGAGGTTGATATTAATACTGCTGAGATTGATAACCAGAAATCCCAGGACTTGAGCTTCATGGTTCAAACATTGGGTAATACGGTTGACCAGACTATTACGTTATCTCTTGTAGCTAAGATTGCAGAACTTAAACGTATGCCTGACCTGGCTCATGAGTTACGTACTTGGCAACCACAACCGGACCCTATGGAAGAACAGCTTAAGCAGTTGGCAATTCAGAAAGCACAGCTTGAGAATGAAGAGTTACAAAGCAAGATTGCACTCAATATGGCTAAGGCTAAAGAGGCTGCTTCTGCTGGTGACCTTAAAGACCTGGATTATCTGGAACAGGAATCCGGTACTAAACATGCACGTGATATGGAAAAACAAAAAGCACAATCTCAAGGAAACCAGAACCTTCAGATAACTAAGGCATTGACAACACCTATTAAAGAAGGGGAAACTACCCCCAACATATCTGCTGCTGTTGGATATAATACTTTGACTAACGGGAACTCTATACCAGAACGGGATTTAGCTGCTCAGCAAGACCCGGCTTATTCACTTAGTTCCCAATACTATGACCCTAGCCAAGACCCAGCATCGGCTCTTGGCATGAACCTGTAAGGCAGACCTTCACATGAGTAAAGAATCAACAATCGCTGGACTGGAACATCGACTGGAAGCTGCTAAAGGTGCAGTTGCACATGCAGAAGATGTACGTAAACTTCTGGAGAATCCACTGTTCCGTAAAGTAATTCTTCGCCAGTTCTGTACGGAAGATTGTGCACGTTACGTACAAGAGTCTGGTGACCCACTGCTTGAAGCTAATAACCGTGCAGATGCATTGAACATGGCTCAAGCTGCTGGTCACTTACGTCGTTGGCTCGACCTCGCCATTCGTATGGGCGAAAACGAAGCTGACGTTATTCTACAGGTAGAAGAAGAACTCGACGCAGTTCGTGCTGAACCTGAAGACGAATAATTAACCGGAGATATTTCCTATGACTACGGAAGCTGCAACCACAGCTTCCGACATTCTCGCAATGTCGGATGATGAGATTCTGAATATGGAAGCCCCAGCAATTATTGCTGAGGAAGATACTTCCACTCAGAACAACCCAGAAACCAACGGCGTACAGACTCCTGATGAAGAAGTTGACATCCCTGCTGTTGAAGACCTACCAACCGAAGAAACCCCCCCTGAAACCGAACCTGATGAGGAAGATTCAGCAAATCCTTTAACTTCTGATAAAGTTGATGATAAAGTTGTTGACACAGAAGTTGATAGTAACGGTGAGCCGATTACTAAAGCTGAACCTTCTACTACTGAACCAGGCCAGGAACAGAAAGAAGAAGGCAAACAGTCTGAAGGTCTGCCTGCTGACTTCAACTATAAGGAAAGTTACGAAAAGTTGATGGCTCCTTTTAAAGCTAACGGCAAAGTGATTACTCCCCGTTCACCGGAGGAGGCCATTAGCCTGATGCAGATGGGTGCTAACTATACTCGTAAGATGCAAGAACTAAAGCCTTACCGTAAGGTAATGCTGATGTTACAGAACAACGGTTTAATGGATGAGGACAAACTTTCTTTCCTGATTGATCTGGATAAAAAGAATCCGGAAGCCATTAAGAAGTTGCTCAAAGACTCTGGTACAGACCCTCTGGACTTTAACCCAGATGAGGAAATTAACTACCAGGGTGGCAATCACCGTGTTACCGACACCGAAGCAGATTTTGCAACCGAAATTGACGACTTAAAGTCTACTCAAGAAGGACAAGCTACATTAGGTGTTATCGGCTCGACATGGGATGCTGCCAGTAAAGAAGCTCTTTACCAGAATCGTGGCCTACTCCAGACTATTCACGAACAGCGTGAGAATGGTATTTATGACACCATTACAAATGAAGTGAACCGTCTTCAGATGTTAGGCCAGATTCCGGTAGGTACTCCGTTCATTCAGGCTTATAACCACGTCGGTAACCTCCTTGCACAGCAAGGGGCATTTAACCGAGTGGCTAAGCCAGAACCGGTACAAGCAATTAAACCAGTAGTTCAGCCGGTAGTGCGTGTAGCACAACCTAAGCAGACTCTGGCTAATAATGAGCAAGCTAAAGCAGCTTCCCTTAATCGGGCTGCTACACGTAAAGCTACACCTATTGTAAACCCACTCGCTATGAGTGATGAAGATTTCGCTAAACTCCCAGTACCGGGTAGTCTTTAAACAGGAATAAGATGATATGTTAAACTATAACGCCCCAATTGACGGCCAGAAATCTAGCATTGATGGTGCTGGTTCCGACCAGATGAATACCTATTACTGGCTGAAGAAGGCTATTATTCAGTCCCGTAAAGACCAGTACTTCATGCCACTGGCTAACACCATTAACATGCCGAAGAACTACGGTAAGACTGTTAAGGTGTATGAGTACGTTCCACTGCTTGACGATAAGAACATCAACGACCAGGGTATTGATGCTAATGGTGCTACCATCGTTAATGGTAACCTGTATGGTTCTTCCCGAGACGTTGGTAACATCACTTCTAAACTGCCTCTGCTGACAGAGAATGGTGGTCGTGTTAACCGTGTAGGCTTTACCCGTCTGTCCCGTGAAGGTTCCATCCATAAGTTCGGTTTCTTCTACGAATTTACTCAAGAGTCCCTGGACTTTGATTCTGATGACCAACTGAAAGAACACCTGTCTCGTGAACTGATGAACGGTGCTGTACAGTTGACTGAAGCTGTTCTCCAGAAAGACCTGTTGGCTGCTGCTGGTACTGTACTGTATGCAGGTGCTGCTACCTCCGATGCTACCATCACCGGCGAAGGTTCTACCCCGTCCGTAGTTTCTTATAAGAACCTGATGCGTCTTGACCAGATTCTTACTGAGAACCGTACCCCGACTCAGACTACTATCATCACTGGTTCTAAACTCACTGATACCAAAGTACTTGGTGGTACTCGTGTAATGTACGTTGGTTCTGAACTGGTTCCAGAACTGAAAGCGATGAAAGACCTGTTCGGTAACAAAGCATTCATCGAGGTTCAGCACTATGCTGATGCCGGTACTCTGATGAATGGTGAGATTGGTTGTATCGACAAGTTCCGTATTATCCAGGTTCCTGAGATGCTGCATTGGGCAGGTGCTGGTGCTCAGGTTACTACTAACCCGGGTTACCGTTCTTCTATGGTTAGTGGTCAAGAACACTACGACGTGTTCCCGATGCTGGTAGTTGGGGATGACTCCTTCTCTACCATTGGTTTCCAGACTGACGGTAAGTCTGTTAAGTTCTCCATCATGACTAAGATGCCTGGTCGAGAAACTGCTGACCGTAATGACCCGTATGGTGAGACTGGTTTCAGTTCCATCAAGTGGTACTACGGTATTCTGGTTAAACGCCCAGAACGTCTGGCTCTGATTAAGACTGTTGCTCCTCTGTAATAGTCCTAAATAAAACAAGGGGGACTAGTGTCCCCCTCTTAATAAAACTAGTTGAACCACAGGAAATATGAACATGAGCATTAACGATAAACCGACCACTGACGTAGAACTGGACGTACAGGGCAACGAAGATACCGTTAACGATATTGCAATGCCTAGCGAACTTGAAGTTCTTAAGCAACGTGCAACATTGATGAATATTAAGTTCTCTAACAACATCTCCGTTGAGAAGCTCCGTGAGAAAATTGAAGCTGCACAAGCAAAAGATGAACCAGAAGTAAAAGAAGCTGCTGTTAATCCTTTGGGTGAGAAACAAGAAGCTGGTGTTAAGAAAATGACCCTGGGTCAGAAGATTCGTGCAGAACAGACTCGACTGATTCGTGTACGTATCCAGAACCTTGATCCTAAGAAGAAAGACCTGCCGGGTGAGATTATCACCGTAGCTAACGAATATATGGGTACTGTACGTAAGTTTGTTCCATTCGGTGAAGTCACTGACAATGGTTATCATATTCCGTACTGTATCTACGAGTTCCTTAAAGAGCGTAAGTTCATCAACATTACGACTCGCAAAGGTAAGAATGGCTTACCGGATATCCGTGCAACAGAAGCACGTGAGTTCTCCATTGAAGTACTGCCTCCATTGACTGAAACAGAATTAGCTCAACTGGCTCAAGCACAGATTGCTGCTGGTAGCCTTAACGATTAACGTATAAGCTACAGTTCAACACGGCTCACTGGGGTAACTCCGTGGGCCGTTTCTTTTTGAACCAAGAGGAATGATTATGTCTTGTTCTGCTGAGGTAGAAGCTAACCGACTCCTAGAAGAGTTAACTAAGGGTGATGACTTTACCCTTCCTGATATTGATATGTCTGGCCCCGAATGGGATATCCCTGGTGGGGATGATTCTCCAATCTTTGGTGCTATTGATAAAATATCCAATGAATCACTTACTACCCGTGAAGTAGGTGGTAGTGGTACGTTTGATGCATTAATGGAATCTGCACATAATCACCTTAAAGCTGAGTTTAAGGCTAACCGTATTACAGGTGGTGAATATACCAAAGCATATATTGCTATGATGGAATCCTGCATGAGTAATGCTGTTCAGTTCTTACTTGGTCGTGACCAGGCATACTGGGCTGCTGCTATGGCACAAATTCAAGCAGTTACTGCTCGTGTTCAACTGGCAACTTCTAAAGCACAGTTTGTACTGGCTAAGATTCAGGCACTGTCTGCTAAGAGTGAATATGCTCTTACTAAGATGAAAATTGCTACTGAGTCTGAGACATACTGTGCTGCATTGTTTAACGCCAGTCAGATGTTACCTCAACAGCTTAAGCTGGTTACTGAGCAGACCGAAGCACAACGTGCACAGACACTGGATACCCGTAGTGATGGAACCACTGTTACTGGTTCTGTAGGTAAACAGAAAGAGTTGTACTCCCAACAGATTACTTCTTATCAACGGGATGCAGAAGTTAAAGCATCTAAGCTGTTTACTGATGCATGGATTACTCAGAAGACTATTGATGAAGGCTTGAACCCACCGAATGGCTTCACTAACGCAAGTATTGATACCATTCTGACCAAGCTGAAATCTAACAACGGGCTGAACTAATATGGGCTTATTCAGTGGGAAGACCAAAGTATACGTAGCATCTTCTGTCTATAACATGGCAGGGGATATACACAAACGTCCAAACTATATGAAGACTGTGGTCATCGGTAAGATTGTTGCTGATACAGGGTTCACTATGGCAGACACTATCTCTGATAGTTACCTGAATGGACCGGGTATTCGTATGCGACTGTTCTCCAGCTGGAGTAAGAACCACTATGACTCAGAAGTTGGTATGGCTGGTTCTTCTTTAGGTGTACTGGCTAAGATTGACCCTACTGTAATAGAGGGTCAAATTACCCCACCTGCTGGGGAATCGGTCTATGTTCAGGCAGCAGAGATTGGCTTTGCTGACTTTGAGCAATGGTGTGACCAGTATCTTTATGAGAATGCCCCAAGTCGAATCATGGAACGATTCGACGTAGACATTGATGAAGATACTAATGAAATTACTATGACCTCCCTTGATGGAGGTTCTACTATTACATTCACACCTACTAACTTTGAACCAGGTGCTTTGTATCTCTATGCTGATTACTCATTCTATAAGTCTCCTTCTACCAATCCACCAGTAGTAGGACCGACTACTGTCTATGATGATGAAGATGACTTACCGTCTACTTTGTTGTGGACTACCATCTCAAGTGATACGACAGCTAATACAACCAATCTTACTAAGACTATACAGACTCATTCTGTTTACTCTGATGGCAGACCGGATGAAGACAGTACTGTTACTGAACCAAGTGTGGATAACTGGAATTCTTACGTTAAGGTTTACCGTAGAGGGTTTACTGAGAAACCTGATGATGTAACTGTAGTTGTATCTGACAGGGTAATGACTCATACAAAGTTTGGTGAGGTTCAATCCAGTACTACTATAACTACCAATGTTGTTGATTTAGGGGGTGGTGTTACTCGCACGGATACAATCACCACAACTACAGAGACACTGGTTCGTAAGTATTCATCCCAGACTACTCGTACTGATACTGAGATGACTGCTGTTGGTACACCTAAGATGCTTATCTATAAGCAGAACTCAGGCAACGTTGCACTCGATTCACTATTTGAAACTGAAGCTACTGATAACCGATTCTACCCATTCATTCCAATCAGGAATGATAAACAATGGGTAGAGAATGACCCAATCTACCCCCACTGTAAAAAGGCTCTCTATAAAGCTACTGGTGGTAAGCTTAATAAAGTAGTGACTGAGCTTAAGAAGAATGACGACATAGGTGATATCCAGTACATTTATGGTGCATTCGGTGTATCTCTTAATGCTCCAGAGGATACTGCTAAGGAATACATCTACCGTTTCTTTCAGATGGCTACTGAAGCATTTCCACCTGACCCAACCTACCCTACATTGGAAGCAGTGATTGCAGGTTATCAGGCAGCTAACGATGCAGTTGATGCATACGTAGAGTGGTGGAACAGACAAGAAGGTCAGATTGTTGGAACACCACCTCCCTTGCCAGAATACCCTGTCATACCTAAGCGAGAGTTTAGGGTACATAGTAATAAGCAGTATAAGTACGACATGACCATTGGTTGGAACTACGTATCTGAAACTACCCATTCAGGTGAAGCATGGTCTGGTGCTAAGCAGGGACAGCTACGAGCCAGATATGCAGGAGATATAACTCTTACCCGTAAGAACATACGTACTGCCAGTAATTCTGGTTCGACTAAGAAACTTGAAGTTACCACTACGTTCTATTCTATGCAGGAGTATGAATTGCTTTGGCAGGATGGTAACAACACCTACCGTAAACTTAGAGTACTGGGTCTGAACCATAACAACAGGGTATATAAAAATAAGTCAGTGAGTATTGATGTTGCCGAAGCAATGGGGGATGCAGAAGAGAGTGGATTCATTATTCCACTACACACTAACATCTACCGTTCAATGTCACTGACTCGTAGTACTCAACTATCTACTGCTTGCTCCTACTTAGTAATGAACTCATATAAGAAGGTTAAGCAGAAGTGGTACACATCATCTGCATTTAAGATTGTGGTTGTTGTAGTTGCTATTGTTGTATCCATATTCACTATGGGTGCTGGTGGTGCAGGTATCCTCGGTGCATACGGTGCAGTAGGTGCATCTCTTGGCTTTGTAGGTTTAGCTGCTGTAATAGTAGGTGCTGTAGCAAACGCCATCGCTGCAATGATTCTGGTATCTATTATAACCAAAGTATCCACTTCACTTTTCGGTGATAAGCTGGGCTTTATTGTTGCTGCTATTGCCTCAATGGTAGCTATGAACGTAGGTACTGCTATGTCTACTGGTGCATCTATGTCCACCTTAGCCGGTGAGATGATGAATGCTCAGAACATCATGCAGCTTACCAATTCAGTGGGTAATGGTATTAGCCAGTATATTAATGCATCCACGGCTGCTACTATTCAGAAAGCAGAGAGTGTAATGCAGCAGTACAATACTGATATGATGGCAATCAATAAGCAGTATGAAGAAATGTTTGGTACTGCTGGGCAGGGTGTAATTGACCCTATGCAATTCGTGTCAATGGAGTCGTTGGATTCTTTCCTCTCACGTACTCTTATGACTGGTTCGGATATAGCTGACATGTCTTTAAACATGGTTGGCAGCTACTCTGATATGACTCTTAATACTGACCTTGTTTAACAGGAGAATCCCCATGGATTTGTCATTCTTAACAGGCAACCAAACCCCACAGCCAGCTGCTATGTCTTGGATGTCTAATAACAATCAGAACTTTAATACCCCAGCTATGAACTATAACCCGGGTGCAGCTATTGGTATGAATGCAGGTACAGGAGTGGCTTCCCCAACTTCCTTCTTATCTGGTTCAGCTAATCAGTTGGGTATGAATGTACCTACCTTCCAACTAGGACTTGGTGCACTTGGTTCCTTAGCTAATATCTATAGTGGTTTCCAGGCTAACAAACTAGCTAAAGACCAGTTGAATTTTACTAAGAGTGTTACTAACACTAACCTGAATAACCAGATTAAGTCTTATAACACTGCACTGGAAGACCGTGCTCGTAGTCGTGCTACAGCAGAGAACCGTGACCAGTCTTCGGCTGATGCATACATTGCAGCTAATAAACTAACTCGTTAATAGGAAACCATCATGGCTCAAATTACATGGCGTAATGTTGATGCACCTAATTTCTCTGGAGTAGGTGACAGCATTCGCACATTTGGCAGCATGATTGGTAATGCCACCTCCGGCTTAAGCGATGCACTGGGTAATTTCCAGAACGCTGCCAAGCAGGAGGCTGGCAATGCCGTCATGATGAATGCTATGCAATACCAAGACCCGAATGAGTACCGTAATGCTTTAGCATCTGGTGCACTGTTTCAGGGGGTTGATCCTTCACTAGTAAACCAACGTACCCTCCAAAACCTGGATGAGCGAGCAGGTACATTACTGACTCAACAAGGGCAGCAGGGAACCAATGACTACAATGCATATCGCTTTGGTCGTTTACAGGATACTAACACTACATTAGATAATGCTTCTCCGGCTATCCGTTTACTGTCTGAGGCTTATCAGTCCGGTGACCAGAACCGTATTAATGCTGCATTGGGACAGACTCGTGAGGCACTGTCTGCACTCCCTGCTGACCAACAATTGGATATGCTGGGTCGTCTTCAAGGTCAGGGTGGTCAGGCTATTAATCAGGCACAGAACCGTTTTGATTTGGGTGTGGCTCAACGAAATGATGCTGATAGTCAGGCAGCTATGGGTGTAATGTCACAAATTACCCGAGGTGCTGAGAACCCTAATGATGCCCGTCTGTTAGCAGAAGCATATAGTAAGAACCTGTCCCCGGTTGCACAGGCACGTTTGCAGGAAATGCTTGCACGAGCATACCCGGGTGTATATGGCAATGGCGTAGGTGCTACGTCTGCTCCAGGAACTGCCGGTACTCGTCAGGGTTCTCCTTATGATGTTACTTACCAGTTTGCTGGTACATCTACTCCTATTACTCAAATGAGTATTGGTGATGTAATTAAACACCAGGATGGTATGAAGACAAACCAGGGTGCTTCCCCTGTTGGTGCATTCCAGATTAACCAAGCTACTCTGAAAGACTTCGCTCCCAAAGTTCTTGGTTCAGATTGGCAAAGCCAGCCCCTTTCTCCTGAGAACCAGGATAAGATTGGTAGGGCTATCTTCGAGGCCCGTAAGAATGGCAACCTTAAAGATACCTGGGCTGCTCTGCCTAACTCTACCCCAGGTGCTTATAAGGATATGACTTGGGAACAGATTAAGCCTGTTATTGCCCAAGCAGAAGTAGGGGCTGACCCACTCGCTATGGTTCAGAATAATCAGGGCAATCAGGCAGTATCTACTCTGGCTCAAGGCATGATTGGTACTCGTTCTATGCAGGATAACACCGGTAGTCTTAATACTGACTTCCTTGGTACTGTCACTGATAATACCCCAGTAGGTGAAATTGCTAACCGTTTGTTGGAGGGTGATTTTAAAGGTGCTGACCGTAACTGGGTACTGAACCGACTGAATGATATTTCTCAACGTGGGAATATGTCACCAGCTATGGCTGCTGCTGTTATGCAACGTGCACAGACTGGTGTACCGGAGGGTTATATTAGTCGTGCTATTGATGCAGTTAACCCATTCATTACCAACGAAGCCGGTAATGGTATGCGTCTTAATGACCGTCAGGTAGAACAGTTAATTGAGGGTGTGAAACGAGGTGAGCCACTGGAAGGTAGTGTTCGTAACCTTGGTCGTGCTCAAGCTATGCAGAATATTCAGGCAGCACAGACTGCATATGATGCTGCTGTAGCTGCATTGGCAAATACCCAGAATAAGATTAACACCGGACAAAGTGGTCTTACTGCATTGTTACCTGCACGTCAGGAGGCTGTTACTAAAGCTGCTGCAATGCTCCAAGCTGCACAGGCACAAGTTCAAGCAGACCCAGCTAACCTGGCTCCAAGAGGTTTTCAGTCACAGGCTAGTGTGGACAGGGCACGAGCCAAGGAAAATGAAGAACGTGCTGCACGATACTTACGTCAGTCACAAGGACTGCCTGAGTATATGCAACCAAGACAAAATCGGTAATACTAATAAAAGCCCTACGGGGCTTTTTTCTTTAACTGGCTTACTGTAAAGTAAGTTACCTATATACGATATAAGTTTGAACAGGAAACATGCTATGTCAACATTTGACCGTCTGGCAGGTTTCGCAGACAGCATCACTAATGCTAAGCAAGTCGATGTCTCTACTGCAACCTCTCAGAAGCAAGCTGCACAAGGGCAAAGCCCTTTCCAATTAACCCCAGAGAATGCTTACAATCTCCAGACTGGACGAGTAGGTAATCTAGGAATCGGTGCATTCGAACCAGGTTCACTTCAGGCAGATTTCACTCAAGCCTCCCCACTAGAAATCATTAATAAATACGGTAATGAGCAAGGTTTACAGATTCTTAATAGCCGAGCTAATGCTGCGGATGTTGTACGTCAGGACTTATCTAAACAACGTACTAACGCAGAAGCATTTGGCGATACTCTTTCTGGTGTTGGTCTTGGTGTTGCTAATACCCTTGGGGGCATTGCTGCTCTTGGCACAGGTCTGGTCAATGATAATGCCGGGGCAACCATTGCTTCCGGGATGGATTGGTTGAATGAAGGTGTACACAATCTACAGTCTGATGCACTGAATGCTACCCGTAAGGTTGTTCAGAATCAGAACCAGATTTCTGCCCAAAAGAACCAGAAACTTTATGAACAAGACATCAAAAACGGGGAGAGCGATTTGGTTGCCTCCCTGTCTCGCATTGGTCGTGACGCTTTCGATTCTGTTGCTAATACACTTGATAATGGTATGGCTGCTTCCGACGGACTGAGTGAAGGTGTTGGTTCTCTCTTTACTGGTGGTCCGCTTATTCGTGGTGTATCTGCACTTGGTAAAGTAATGGTGGGTGGTGATAAAGCTGTTAAGGGTATTACCCTAGCTGCTGGGTTAGGTTCCCGTCCTGCACAGGTTGCACTGTCTGCTGGTCGTGTTGCTGCACCTGCTATCGCAATCGGTGGTATGGAAGCAGGTGGTGCATACCAACAGACTGCTTCTGAAATCATGAAGATGTCCCATCAAGAACTGGCAAGTAAGTCTCCTGTTTATCAACAACATATTGCTGATGGATTATCTCCTGATGAAGCACGTCGTCAGACTGCATCTGAAACAGGTATCATTGCTGCTGGCTTAACTGCTCCAGTTGCTGCTGCTACTGGTCCACTGGTATCCAAGTTTGAACTTAACCCACTTAAGGTAGGTTCACTGGCTGGTGCTGGTTCCAACATGCTGCGTGAAACTGTAGAGGAAGGTATTCAGTCAGGCTTTGGTCAGTTCGCACAGAATACTGCAATCAAAGAAAATGTTGATGCATCCCGTGACACCCTCAAAGGGGTTGGTGAGCAAGCAGGTCTTGGTGCACTTTATGGCTTCGGTAGTGCTGGGGTTGCTCAGGCTCCCGGTGCAACTGTTAAAGCTGCCGGTGCTGCTGCTGGTCCTGCTCTTCGTACTACTCTGGCTGGTGCTTCTCTGGTTGGTAAAACATTAGCAAAAGCTGCATCCCCTCTTACTAACATCCTGGTTCAACGTGGCGAAGAAGTTGCTAAGCGAAATGAACAAGCATCTCCTGTAGCTGACGCTACGGTTAATGCTGCTGCACAGGAAGCTGCTGCTCAAGCAGAACAAGCACAAGCAACTGTACAGGAAGCAGTAGATGCAATGGATATCACCCCAGAAGAGAAGGCTGCTGCTACCCAGTATGCTGCTGACTTAACGCAGGCAATGAAGTTTGACCCAGTAGAATTGGAGCAAGCTAACCCAGTAATCCGTGAAGCTGTATCTGGTTCTACCAACCGTGTAGAAGCCATTCAGAAGATGGCTGACCTGGTTAATACTGCTGAAGATCCTAACGTTCAAATGGAAGCTGCAATCCAGATGTATGACAACATCATGTCTATGGATAGCTTCATTAACCGTGACCCAGGTGCTCTGGCTAATCTGGAACAAGGTTCCCCTGCTGCTACTATCGTAGACCAGTTCTCCGGCCTGATGGCTAACGTACAGAATACCCCTAAAGTACTTCGTGCATTCCGTGCCATTCATTCCATGATTCAGGAACAGGCTGAAGCAGGTAAACTGAAAGCCACTGAAGAAGCTAATCAAGCCCAAGCAAACAACATTGCTATGGCTGCTGATGTATCTCCAGAAGTACTGGATGCAGATTCAGTGAACATGGTTCTGAAGCACGCAAGTGAAGGCAAGATTACACTGGGGAATCGTCAACGTGCTGCCCTGCAATCTGCTGCTGCCTTGTTACAGGGTGCACGTGAGTTCGACGCTAAAGCAGAAGAACTAGGCTTACGTCCTCAAGACATTGTTAGTAAACAGATTAAAACCGATGAGTCTCGTTCTAATGAAGGACAGTACTCTGCGTTGCAACATGCGAAACGCATTCGTTCTGCGTATAACTCTGGTAACTTCGATTTGGCCTCCGCTTATCTGAGCGACTTTATGAAGTTCGCCCAGCACATGCAGAATAAGGTCGGAGCGTTGAATGAGCATCTGATTTCGGGGAATGCGGATAAGAATAAGTCTGTTCATTATCAGGCTCTCTCGCCTTCCCGTGAATGGGTACGTAGCCGTACTGGACTCGGTGTCAATCCTTACGATACCAAGTCTGTTAAGTTTGCCCAGCAAGTAGGACTGGAGGCCAAAACCGTAGCTGATATTGCTAACGCACTTGCTACGGCTTACCCGGAGCTTAATGTTTCTCATGTGAAAGTTACCTCATTGGATTCACGTCTGAACAAACCAGCTGCCCAGGTAGTTAAAGAGTTCCGTCAAGGTGGTCTTGATGCCACTCAGTCTCAACAGACTAATGAACCAGTGAATCTGGTTGATGAAACTCCTGCACCAGTGCAAGAGGACACTACTACTGTACAGCCTAAAGCTAAACCTGTGGTAGAAAATAAGACTGCTCCTACTAAGGAGACTAGTTCAAAAACAGAAGAAGTCTCTACTACTGAATCTGAAAGAGACGCTTATGTGAAAGAGAATACTATTTCACAGGATGCTCTTAATAAGTATGGTGACCGTAAAGAGAGTCCATGGCTCTTTGCTGACGGTACTGTTGTTGGTTCTAATGGCGACCATATTAGCCTGTCCGATGTATTTGGGCATGATGGGTATCGTGATATGTCTCTGGATACAGGTGCTATTCGCTCTACCTTCTATAAAGGCAGTGAACAACCGTTTGTGTCCTTACAACTGTTTGACAATCAAAAACTGACTACTGAACAATTCAATACTGTTCAGTCTTTCGTTGAAGCCAATAATGCACAGATTCTGGTTGGTGTAGATACCTCTGGTCGTAACACTAATAACGTTGAGAAAGATGAAGTATCACTGGCTCAGCTGAAAGCAGATTATACAGTAGGTGGTAAACCTCTTTCTGAAATGGAAACAGTGTTCCCTGTCTATAACAATGAAAAGACACCGAACCAGTTCCTGAAAGCATTTACCTTACCGGAAGAACCTAAGTCTCGTACCATTGGTTCTGAATCTCCTTTGGCTGATATTAAGCAAGCACTGTCTTCTGCTGCTCGCTTTGAGACATTCACTCAAAAAGAAAATAACGCTCTCACTAGTGATGTGATGAAACGTTATCAGGACTTGATGGACTTTGGGGAAACTCTGAAGACTACTCTGTCTGAGCGACTGGCTAAGTTCCTTGCTAATAAGAATGTTGGTAAACGTTTTGCAGAAGGTACTGAAGCTAACCGTTGGGTAGGTGGTAAGTTACTTAACATCGTAGAGAAAGACGGAGATACCTTTAAGTTCAATGATCAGTTGTTAGAGACTGCTGTACTTGCTGGTCTGCAATGGCGACTGACTGCTACACAGAATGCTGCCATTAAAGACATGAAAGACGTAGCTGCTATTACTGGTGTAGAAGCATCCCTGTTACCAGAAGGTATTCTGGCTGAGTTTGAGAATGCACAGACTCTGGTCGAAGCTACTAACTCACTGGCTCAGAAGATTGAATCTTATTGGGGTTTGAATCGTAACCCAAATGCACCACTGGGTTATACCAAGGGTATCCCAATGGCAATGGCTACAGAGATACTGTCTTCCCTAATTGAGATGGGTGAAGTTAAAGAGTCTATGCTGGATGTGTCTGAGATTGACCCAGACTCTAAAAAGACTATTGGTCTGTATACCATTGAGAAGCTGGATGATAACGATGCCATTAACAAATTCCCTACTGCTATTGAGGAAGCTGTCCTCTTAGAACCAGAAGAGAAAATGTACTTTGGTGATGACATCCCTTCCGTGGCTCAAACTCAGTTACGTAACCCGGCTGTTAAGAATACCCCAGAACAGAAAGCTGCACTGAAAGCAGAACAGGCTACCGAGTTCCGTGTACACATGCCGATGGTTAACTTCTATGAAGCTTTAGGTCGTGACAACATTCTGGAACTGATGGGTGCTGGTTCTCTTAATCCAGAACTGTTGAATGTGAACACTGCTAAGTCACTGGAAGGTAAAAACCTGTCCGTGTCTATGGCATATGACTCCCTGTTTGGTGTAATCAGTCAGATACAGGAACAAGAGAATGGACTGGATACACCTATTCACTACGGTTACAACATGACCCGTGTAGGTCGTATGCAGATGCTTGGTAAGAACAATCCACAATCCAGTAAACTGGTTCGTGAAGCAATTCTGCCAACCTTCTCTACTATCGACTTGAGTAATGAAAATAGCCAAACGTTCTCTGACTTCCAATTAGGACTGGCTCAGGCATTAGGCATCAAGGTACATAAAATGTCCCGTGAAGCTATGTCTGAAGAGTTGACCAAAGCTCTGGAAGGTAAACTGAAACCTGCTGTTGATATGATGGTTGAGTTTGATAAGTCTGGTCACTTACCTACTGATGCAGTAGATATTCTGAAGACTTCTCTTGGTAGTGATAAGTCCTTCGTAGCTCTCATGGCTCTGATGGAATATGCCCGTTACCTGAACAGTGATGACCGTGCCAACTTTAATACCCCACTGTACGTTGAAGCTGATGGTGTAACCAACGGGCCAATCAACGCAATGGTATTGATGACTGGTGGTAAGTTCACTTCAGACTGGATTAAGAATACTGCTAAGGGTGGTTTGTTCTTCGGTAAAGCTGGCAAGACTATGAACGAGCATCATTCGCATGAGGACAGTGTTGACCTGTATGAAGCATCCACTAATGGTCTACAACAGGCACTGAATGAATTACGAAGTACTTATCGTAACAACGTTCCTGTTATGAACCAGATGAACCATCTACAGAAATTAATGGACCTGTTCATTAAAGATTTCAATCTTAATGAAGATGGTACTCTGGACCTTAAACGTGGTATCGCTAAAAACCCACTGACTATTACCATCTATGGTTCTGGTGCTCGTGGTATTGCTGGCAAAATGGTTAGTGCAATTACTGATGTCATCTATGAACGCTTCAGTGACGTTCTACAAGCCCGTGCTGCTGACCCTAGCATTTCCCCGGCTATGGCTATGTTTGGTAAGGAGGCTGCATCTGAGGCCGATGCTCAGGCTATGCTGGATACTTTCCTTACTTCTATGGAAGCACTAACTAGATCGGAAGAGCGTCGTGTAGGGAAAGAGTGTAGATCTCGG